TATATCCTTAATTAAATCCGGCTGCTACAAACTTATGAAGCCACGTACCTTCTTCATCTCTATCAATGGGTGATTCATCCTTTCTTAAAGGGTTACCATCCACACTGACTAAACCACTTCTTACAGGGATTTTTTTCCTTTCATCATTAACTTCTTTAACTAATCCGAGAGGTATTTTGTATCTTTTTCCTGGAATGAAATGCCATATTTGGATTGGATCTCCGGGATAAGCACAATAGGGCTTTGTAAGCCTTTCATGTCTTCCTCTAGAATTAAGATATTCAGCTTCAACAATTTTAGAATCTTCTTTCTTCTTAGCTTCCATCTCTTTCTTATGCTCTGGCTTCATGTGTTTAAAGCCATTGTCTTCAACAGCATTGGTTAAAGTATTGATGAGGCCGTGCATTTCCCCTGCTGCTGTTGCTAAAGTTAACTGCATATGTTAATTGCCTTGGTTATTAAGCGACTGATAAGGAACCAATCGCGTTTGATTATTGTATTCTAAATTCCTTGAGCCAAAAGGTGCGATGCTTGCTGGCTGTTCGGTGTTTCCACTAGGGACAATAAAAGCATCAAATTGAGAAGAGTCAATATTAAGAGTAAAGTTTGACCCATTTATTTCTATTATTGTTCCTACTAGGTTGTTTGCTTGATACATCTTATAGGTTTGAGGCACAAAGAGCCGGACTGCCATTCCGACTAAGTATGTATTTGCTTCACTCACTGGGTTTCCAATAAATACCGTAATCACCATAGGTGAACTTTGAGTAATTGCAGTTATCTCTAATGAGCTAGGTATCGCAATGACTGGAGGTAAATATTGATTTGGCATTTAATCCTTAAAATTCAGGGTGAGGAGCTGCCTCACCCTACAGGTTATTATTTTACAAACAAATTAAGTTGGAATAGGGGAATTTATGGTCCCTGTTTCCATTTTATATCCCTGATATACAATGGTATCACCCGCTTGTCCACCTGGTGAGTACTGTCCTGCGGTTACCAACATGCATGGAATGAATAACCCTGTTCGAAAGGGAACCTTCACGAAGTCATACCCAGTTGTAACCTGAGTGACTGGGTTAAAGGTAGCCGCTTGTCCAGCAGGTGCAGTAGTTGCAAATAGCTGCGCTGTAGGTGATAGTGAGCTTGCAGGCAATGCAAAAGCTGTATAATTAGTAGTGTCAATATTGATTGTAATATTATATGGGTCAACAATAGAGGCTACAATTATGGGCTTGCTAGCTTGTTGGTAGAAGTTATTAAGTTGTACCATTCCGAAAGAAGCAGGAACAGTGAATTCAATCTTCTGTCCGACAACCAAATTATGAAGTTGTGAATAAGTAACTTGTGCGCCGACCGCTTGGGTTACTGCTGTCACATACAGAAATGTGGGGGCCATTGGCTCAGTATAAGCAATAGAACTTTGAGCCACTCTGCGAACAAGGAATGAGGTAGCTGCTGTAACAAATGCACTGGAATTCAATCCCAGAAGGGTAAATGACGAACCTGACACAGATGAAATAGTGAATGTCATTCCTGAAATTTGCTCCATACCTACGGCATTGTAAATAACAACCTGATCCCCATTGGAATAAGTGTTAGTTACAGATGCTACGGCTGCCGTTGCCTTAGTAATAGTAGTACCCGTCAAAGCTGCTTGAGGCTGAGGAAAGCTTGTGATATAAGTAAAACCACCCGATGGATTAGAAGAGGCGTTTTGAAAGTTATCTACAATAACTGTTGTAGATCCATTCTTACCCCATCTTATGCCATCATTATTGGCAGTAATACCACCACCAAACCACTCTCCCATAAATGCACCTGTTGGAGCATTGGCAATAGCTTTAGTGTAATTCCAAGTTTTAAAATAATCGCATGAACTTGGAAGTGGAATGACTTGATTAACAGCCGTTGCTGGCTGAATAAAAGTACCTTGTGTAATTAGTGTAAAAGCCATGATATCTCCTTATGATGGTTGGAAGGTTGTTACGTTCAAACCAGAGATCCAGTTTTGGTTTGTAATCGCTCTAGCAATTGCAAACTTAGCGTATAACTGGCTATTTTGGGCTACACTAGATACAACCCAAGGCGGTCTATAGCCAATAACGGCTGTATAGTTATTTTGCTCAATCTTGGCAGCAGCTTCCAAGCCATACATTGGGATGGTATAGATGGTATTTCCTTTAAGGGAGATACCTGGAATTCTTGCAGCTTTAGATGATACAAAGAAGCGGAAGCGGGAAATAGAGCAATATTCTTCTGGTCTAATACCTTCTTGTGTTGGATATGCTGACTTAAGCAATACACCCTGCACTTTTTGAAGATCAGAGGCTAAGTTTGTATTTGCCAAAGCAATAAAGGCATCACGAACACCACCTGTTGCAAACTCAAGAGTAGCTTCTAAGTTAGTTAGCATTGACCTTGCATCATTGCCAAGTAAAATATTTTCTATGTTATTTACATCGTTCAATGAAATATTACTTGGCTGGTCCCCATTAAGGCCCCCTGTTGCGTTGATGTAACTAACAGAGGATGAGAACAAATCGCGCATAAGGAGATCTTCTTTCTCTCTTAGCCATTGACCAAGCAAAGCAGTGAATTTAGTAAGTGTTTTGCTATTTTCCCAAAGAACGACCTGCTCATTGGTTACGATAGACTTAGCATAGATCTCCATTGTAGCGTCAATATCTGTACGTACTGGCACTTCGGATGCTGGGTCAATACCTGAACCATCAAGTTGACCACCTTCAGTGGATAAACGCTCAAAGCGTGACATACGTGTTGTTTTACCGATATAGCTTTCAGCATGATGCAAATCAACGCCGAAGGAGTGGATCAGATTAAACATTGGTGTGGAAAGTAAATCTTCCGAAGCCTGTACGGGCAATTCGGGAGCCATATTCTGAATACTGGTAATACCAGTAGGAAAAGTCATAAAAAAACCTCGTTTTTTACAGTTGATAATCATGTTCAGTGCGAGTGAACTAATTTCCGCTGTACTGACGAGGTACTTTTCAGTCTTTTAGAATGACGAATTCTTTATTTTAATCAGTCATTTATTAAGATATATGTAGAAGTTATTTTATTCAATAAATTTCTAACTCACACCCTTCAAAGTTTTTTGCATACGCTTCCAATTCTCTGCCCTTTTCTCTGCTGATATCCTAGCACTTCCTTGTGTTTCGCCTGATTGTGTGATTGTGGGGCTAGACATCGACTTAGGCTTGTTGAAATTGGCATCTGCTCTTGCAGCTTCTTTCTTTGAGTTCACAGAGTTAGGGACAAACTTCTTGATAGCTTTATAGATATCTTCCCACTTGTCAAAGTTATCACCTAAACGTTTTAATGGCCTTGCAACTTCTGGATAATGAAAGTCTAGATAATCAAGGTTTTCTTCACAGATAGTCTGGTTAAAGTCTGGATAAGTTTGTGTTAATCTATTAGGATATTCCTGATGCTCTCTTTGCGCCCTTTCCTTATCTCTTTGAGCTTCCCTTTGTGCAATAGCTGCTTGTACTTTCTTCTCTATTCTTTCATCTTCAGACTCTTCAGGATGTCCATATTCTTGATTCATGGAATAGTATTGTGCTTGAGCTGCCCTTGATGGTTTATCATCTCTTGCAAATGCGGCTTCCATAGCTGCTTTTAATGCTGCTGCTTCGGCTTCTTTCTCGGCAGCTCTTTTCTCTGCTGCTTCGGTTAATGCCCTATCTTTCTTTCTAGCTTCCCTAAATGCCTTCCAATTAGGATCAGTATTTTCTACTTCTTTGGCTATTTCAGACTGATTATTATCAGTTGCTAAGTGAGTTACACTTTCAGCTTTCTCTTGACTTGCGGGCGTTTCTGCCTTATTTTCTTGGGGAATTGTCATAATAAGGACTCCTTATGAATAATGTTGATGAAATAAAATTTGAACATGATATGAAAATGGCAAAGATAAAAGAGGAAGTGCTAAAGAAATTTGCGGAATATAGAAACACAATCTCATTTATGGCTGCTGATGCTCCAATAGAAATATTATGCCTTCCCCCTCAAATACAAGCTGCATTACTCACCCACGGCTTGCTTAGAGTCTATGATCTTTTCGATTGCGATTTTACTAAAGTCAAAGGCCTCGGAGTAGCTAGAATCAGGCTCCTTGCAACCTGCCTTGATAAGTTCTTCTCTATGCTTTAAGAAGTATTCATGCTCTGATAGCATAGTAATATTATGTTCGTGTCTAATATATTCCCAGAAGGTTTGTTTAAAGAATGCTACTGACCATGCTTGCATTGTTGCATATCGCTTGTTTACTATTATATTTGTTCCTGCTAACTCGGCCATTACTGCGTCACTGGGTAATACCCATAGGCGTTTTACGATGCGTCCTAATGGTTTATTGTATAAAAAAACTGATTGATTTGGTCTAGGCTTAGGCAAATAGGGCCAGCAATAAAACTTGCGACGCATTAGGTTCTTAATAAGGGGATCTTTAGCTATAATCATTACAATACAATATTCATCTTCCATGATGATATCTTTGTGAAGATTGGCTGCTTCATATAAATGCTTTTCAAGATCATCAGCCAAAGCATGGCCAACTTCTAAAGCATCATATTTGGTATTGTCGGATAGGGCTTTGTTTGCTAATTCACCAGCACTTTTCCGCATTAAACCAATCCCCTATTATAATTTCTTTTGTATGCTCGCCACTGCTGCTTTGTTGGGTTTGCTATGAAGCTTCTTAGCTTTTTTCTTAGGGCTTTTGCTCTTACTCTTCTCATTCTTTGGCCTTAAATCTATAATTTGTTCATTAGCGCATATTTTCTGAGCTAATATATATTTCTTACCCAATACTGTAGATTCATCCATACAATCAGGATTGTTTTCGGGAGGTCTATATATCAATTCAGATGAATAATCCTTAGAGGTATTGCGTTCAATGCAAACCATCTTCTCAATACAAACTTTCTCTTCTATTGGTGAGCCATCAATATATATCTTCTCAAATGACATCAATGATCACACTCATTTGTTTTGGGATATACTGTAGGTCTATCCTTTCCAGGTCTTGGATTAAATGCACCATAGCCATTACTTGAGCCTTTAGGTGTTAAATCCCTGTTCACTTGCCATTGATCATTAGGTACAGCTCTACCGCTTCCATGCGGTATAACATCGGCTGTTTTATCCTTTAGATAATCGGGTGCATGATGTATTTTCTTAGCCATTATTGCCTCTTTAATTTAACGTTCACGGTTTTTGTCTAAGGAAAGCCGTGCTCCCTAGGTTTCTTTGGGCAATTACCCCCTCTACAAACACTGCATCTAGCTGCCGACAGCTGCCATTTGTACTTTACGTGACATCGTTTTAAGATTTGTATTTATACTCCACAATCCTCAATAGAGTTTTTATGTAGCAGGATGTAACTTATATCTAATTATACTCAAAATCAGGTATAAATTATCTTAGGCTTTGATACGAATCAAACGTATCGCATTGCGCTAATCGACTGGGTACGTTCCGCTTTCTGCTGGCCGTAATCCACCTAAGATAATAATTTAATGCTTAGCTTTATGCTTTTTGCAATAATTTGCAAGCCCATCTACATCTTTCTTATATTCTTCGCACTGATTCATCTCACCGCTTGAATATTTACCATCAGCAACCATCGTATCATCATACTTCTTTTCCCAATGTCCTTCATTAAACTGAGGCATCGCAGAAACTTTGTCATGTGGGTGAGCTTTGTGTTTTTTATGCTCTTTCATAGTAACTCCTTAGCCTCAATGGGCTGATTTATTTTTCTTAAGTTAAACTTTTTTAGTCATTTTTTCGATAAGTTTACGTTTTTTTATTCCTGCTTTAGAGTAATCTTCTTTAGAAATGTCATAGCTTCCAGTGGCATCATAAATTTTTTGTTTTGTAGAGTTAAAAATCTTCCTTTCTTTCTTCAGTCTTTTTTCTTTATTTGATGGACTAGCTCTGCTAGGTCGTTTAAATGAAGTGTCATAATTTTTCATCTTTTTTTTCTCAAAAGCTTCAGGATCTTTTTTTTTCAGTTTTCTCATAGGTTTTGATGTGGCAGCCATAATAGATAAGTCCTCTTGTTTGTTAATTGTATATTATATCATATAGTTTATATAATTAATATAATTAATATAATTAATTATCCTGCCATTGCTGGCTGTTGTTCTTGTTGATTAGCTGTCTTCATGGCTTGTGCCAATTCAAAAGCTTCCCTTATTTGATTAAATTGCACATCTTCTAATTCCATCGCTAATTTGACTAAATTAAGGTCGGCTTCATATTCCTCGTGTGCCGCCATAGCTTGAATCTTATGGACATTAGCATGTGTCTCTATTACTTTGGCTTGATTTAATTGAACTTTAGCCATTGATTCAGCCATCTTAGCTTGATCTATTTGGGCTTGCTGTTGGGCTTGTTGCTGCTGTTGATCTGATTGCTGCTTCTGCTGTTCTTCCATATCTGCAATAACTTGACGCTTATTTGTAATGAATGCAGCACGTATAATAGATTTATCGGCAATTTGCATTCCCAATTCTTTGAAATGCAAAAGCTGCTGCAATTCCATTTGCCTTTGGGTAGTACTATAATTGCCCTCTTCGACAGCAATAGCATACTTCTGGCTGTGACTTGTCCAGAACCTTGGATCAGCATCATGTCCGAGGATGTTACGGATCTTACCTTTACTAAAGTTTTTACGAATAGCCGAAAGCCTAATCTTTCCGTATAATCTCTGAGTGTAATCCAATTTGTCGAATATCGTCTGAAGAGTAGTAAGCCCAGCTCCTTGACGTAACATAGAGAGGATTCCTGATTTGTCATCAGTAGCGGACCCAAGTAACTCTTCATTAACCCCACTTATCTTTGTTATGTCTTCTGCTAAACTATTAGATAATTCTATCAGAGATTGTGGAATAGATACAGGCTCAATTCTCATTATTTCATTAGGCATGTGACCAGCCTTAAGAGGTATTAAGAAACCATCTCCACCACTTGTTTGCCTGAAGCATTTAGCATCTGGGACCACATCGACAGGATATATCCAGCCAGCATTAAGAGAGGATTGAAGCAATTGAAGCTCAATTACCTTGCGCATGTTATAAAGGAACTGGCTATCTCTTAGGTTTCTAATGATACCTTGCTTGCGCCAAGCATATGCCTGGATATCTTGTTCTATATAACATTGGGTTGGAATGAATGGATATTGATCTATGCCTAATAGATTCTTGCCATGATAGACAATCTTATCGGATAGCTTGATGACAAGCTTAACAGTAGGTATTTCTACCTTCCTAACCTTAAGCCAAGGTTGTTGCCTTAAAACCTGCTTCATCATGTCGGCATCTTCGGACTCATCATCTTCCCATTCTGAGGCTTCGCCAGTCTTTGGGTCTAAGATGATTTGTCCTGGCCTGGTAGTTCTATAATAAAATTCATCATAGGTAAACAGATTATTAATAGCCACGTTTTGAAGCTCTGCTTGCAATGGAAATCGTCCATCCTTCATGCCTCCAGGCTTCATTTTATCTATTTCTTTCGCAAAGCCAGGAATTAGCACTTTAGCCATCTGTTTGCTAGTCCAGCGTCTTCTCCAAATACCATTGCAATCTGATAGGTCTTGCTTGCGTGTATAGCTATCGATCAAATAATTGTTATATGCCACTGCATCAGTGAATAGATCCCCAGATATAGGATCAAAGGTATAATCAGGATATAAATGTAATAGTGTTTCTCCTGTGTCACAAGCACCTTCAAAGCTTTGAGAAAGATACTCTTGAAAGCCATCCCTATCATCACACCACCTCATCACCTTATTGTAATCATCAGCTAATGGGTCATCATTATCATTCTGAGGCATTGTGATAGTTGTTTTGCGATTCTTTCTTTGAAAGCCACAAATCATATTGATATGTCGACGGATCAGGTTGAAGAAGAACTTTTGGACATTTTGTGAATTAGAGCCATAAAATTGGCTATAAAGCTGCTGATCCCCAACTTTAAATCGCTTGTCAATAGCACCTTGAAGCCAATAGGTAGAATTAGTCGTATAATTAGATTCATAGAAATGATCCATCATTTGCTTGAGGTCTTTAGCCTGTACATCTGAGGGATCTATAAAGCCAAGACTATATTGGCCTGATTCGTAAGAGGGCAAATGAATATCCTTGTTTTGATAAAGATATTCATATCATATACTAAGTTTTAATTTAACATAAAATTTAGAAATATCCACCAATTGGATTAATAAACCCATAGCCTTCATCACCAAATACCTGCCTTCTAAGCTGATCATGGCTAATATTCTCATCAGGGTGACTGAATTCACCTCTTGGAAATGCTGAGCATATGGCATATCTGAGGGCATCGACGCAATGATCATCTTTCTTAACTGGTTTGTCTTCACCCCTATTGGCAGCTTTAGCATCCCAAGCATATGATTGTAATTGCTCTCTTAGGACCGTGCAGCCTTTTTGAATTACTATGTTCTTTCCACCTATAAACTTCGAGCATATTTTAATTCCAAGTAATACATCATTATTGGCATCAAGGACGGGCAACTCAGCTTGTCTAAGGGCGATTTTGAGCGATGCTGCGGCAGGGTCCACATAGATTGCAGATATATTCTTATAACCAATAAAATCTTTAATATCTCTGACAAGCTCTTGGTCGGTTTTGGATCTGCCTTTCTTAGCTGAATCATAGTAATATTCCGCTTCCACACGTATTTGAGGCCATTTGTTGGGGGTAACAGCACACAACACTGCGGCTGTCGCATTAGTCGTACCATAATCCACTCCCACGACATAATAGGAGGGTGCAGGCATTGGATTTTCATATTCGTTGTCTTTGTCATAGTTGTCAAAAATAGCACCATGTGCAAGTGCCCATTCACCTAAAATGTAACGATTATACCACATGCCAGAATAAGAAGCTTTGAGTTGTTGTTTATAGGCTTCATCAAGTGTGGGGTTATCTTCTAAGCTAAAGCTCCAGTGGACTAAGTCCAATCCTGGCTTGTCAATATAGTCTTTCTTAAGCCAATGGGCTGGGCCTTCGGGATTGCAGGTAGCTAATAATTTCGCACCTGGCACACGCAAACGGCTTTCTAACATTTTCCAAAATGGCTCTGGCAAGTTTGTCGCTTCGTCGACATAGGCTAAAGCTAGAGTTGACCCTTGTATCGTCGATACGGCTGAGACGTCGGGAGCCCCTACAAACCAAACATCCCGACCATATAAGCGACTCATCTGTGCTTTCTCTGTGGGACATGGGAAGCCTAATACTCTGTATAGATGTGTTAATATATTTCTTTGTATTGATGTGCGGTTGACCCCAATGATCATAGCATCACCAGGTGGTCCATTCTTTAGATCATAGATGAATCTTTCTAAGCTTGAGTATGTCTTGCCACTTGAAACAGCACCTACCCAAATATTGAATCTGTGTGTGGCTTCGCAAAAGCTTTTATTCTGCTTTGGGCTTGTTGGCATTGGCCTCTAATTCAGCTATTCTATGCTGTAGTTGCATGATGGTATGATTTTGATCTATTTGAGGTTGATTTGCCGGGGCTAATACATTCGCTTCTGGCTCTTTTTGACTCATACGAACTTTGCCTAGCCATATTAACATAGTTACATTACCTGCCATTGCAATTTCAAATTGTTTATTATGTAAAAGTGAATGACCTTTTGCATATTTCTTGGTTGAATACTCCGTAAATGTTTCTTTGAATTCCTTTACACAATGGTAATATAAAGTTTTTTCATTCAATCCAATATTAGCTGCTATTTCACGGCCAGAGCAACCAGAAACAAGGAGATCATTAACTAAATCCCAATTTATTTTAGCAAGAGGCCTGGCCATGTATACCTATTTAGTGTTTTAAAATAGTTATACATTTTTTGGGTTGATTTTTCAAGGGATTTATATGCCTAATTCCTTTATATATTTGTATAGTGTTAATCGGCAAACGCCAATCTCTGCTGCTATTTTGTTTTTGCTTTTGCGAGTTGTTGATAGTTGAAGTTTTATGTATTCAGACTTTTCTTTGGTGAGAAGCTTCTTACGCCCTTTGTATTTACCAGCTTTCTTAGCTAATGCAATTCCTTCAAGCTGTCTTTCTCTTATCAAAGCTACTTCAAACTCGGCTATTGATCCAATAATCATTAGAAGAAGGTTTGATATATGGGAATTGGTTTCTCCAAATATTAGGTTTTCTTGTATAAAGTGAATCTTTATTTTCTTTTGAATGAATTCATCTATTAGGGATCTGAGGTCTTTTATATTTCGGGCTAGACGATCAAGAGAATGTACATAAATAATATCATCTTCACGAGCATAATCAATCATTCTTTTAAGCTCAGGCCGATTGATATTTTTACCTGAAGCGAACTCAACGAATTTCTTATCTAATTCAATACCTAGTAGTTGTCTTTCTGGATGCTGGTCGATTGTGCTAACTCTGATATATCCTATTCTCTTACCTTTAGTCATTTTTCCTCATTTGTGATGTAAAGTCTAGCATTAAGCTATACATTTTGTCAATGAAGATGATTTGGATTTTATATTATCATTTGAAGTATTTTAATCTGTGGTGTGCATGGGAGTACCCCAATAAAACAGGGTAAATATTTTAATGAAACTTAATGTTAAACGAGTTACAGTTTGCCAAGTCTTTATTTATTTTACATATGTGTGTATTTTTGTTGTATTTATATAACAGATTGTGATATATTGGTGTTATCAAAAGCGCAAATGTCTCTCTGATACTAGCTTAAGTGTTAGCAGATTGTAGCTGTGGGCTGATGATGATAACAATAAACATTAAAGGATGATAAAATGAGTAGATATATAGTGATAGAGGGTAAAGAATATCGCATTGATAAATCTAAGAATGGCAAATATTTTCTAGAAAGAAAGGCCGACTCTAAATTTAAAAAGGGAGATGAGTTAATCGTTACTTCACAAGGAAAATATATAACTACCGAAACTTTAAAAGTCACAGGTCATGGAGTAATTTTCACTGAGTGCTTTGAAGGAAAATATACAGACTATCAGCGCATATATGTTGATTATGCATGCACTAAAGTAAGAAATAATTTTATGAATGAAAGTGAAAACCCTAGGGGAGCTTAAAATCCCTAGGTAGACGGAGGTCTTAGAACAAACTTGAATTTAAGAGATAAAAAAACTTATGTTTCGCTTTTGATTTATAGCTGAAAGTAGGTATAAATGGGTATAATTATTTTCTACCAATGTGCTACCAGAATCTACCGAATTGGTAATTAGCACGGCATTTTGTCTGAGCCAAAGGTTTTTGGGTTAAGCTTTGATGTAATATAATTCCAGCAATCTTCAGTTTCTTTTTGTGATTGCAAATAAATATGTTCAGTATGTCGGGGATAT